ACCGGAAGTTAGTAGTTAGTGATGAGTACTTTGCTGAGAAGAAGAAGAAATACTTGAATAGATAAGCAGTGGACTCAGTATTACAAGTATGTTACTATGCTAGTATGAACGAGATACTAATAACACTGACATTACTAATACCACCAGCGACTCAGGGTGTACATTGGGACATGGGAGAGATTCATAATCAGATTCAAGTTACGTTCCCGTCTGGTGTACAAGCTAGTTATTCGGCAGTAAGAGTACCATGCCATACTAGCCCTGAGAAACCAGGATGGGCTATCTACCATAGTAAGTCAGTAGGACAGGAACTATGCTATCTCACTGATACTAATTATCCAGTTATGGTGCGTGGTCCGTGGATAACTGCTATAATAAAGACATTCAAAACTAAGGATAAACAATGATAGTCCTAGCTTCAATAGTACTCACAGCTTTTAGTTCCTTTCTGGTTATGCCTTCTTGGTTTGATCATGGCTCCTACAGCCACTCCTCAACTCACTCTACCCTAGAAGAGTGTCAGATAGTCAAACATGGTATGGACGCAATCTGCGTAGGAGACTCTCCGTCTCATTTGTATGTGAATGGTGAAGTAGAAGTAGAGGGTAAGATGGAAATGAAGTTTATCCAGTGTGATTATTTTGCAGGATGCTATAGATGATCTGGATATGCTTCTAGTTCAATTTAGTTATAGTGTCGCTACACTTATATCGGCCTATTCGGTAGTATTCCAGTGGTCTCCTAGGGTGGGGGTCTTGTTAGGCTTCTTCATGCAGTTTGCTTGGGTACACTACTGGTATACTACGGGACAGCTTGGTATAATATTATTAGATGCAGGGATATTACTGATATACATCATGAGACTTATAAAGTACTGGGGAGATAGACATGAACACTAAGTACCCTATTCATTACTCAGGAGCCTTCACCAAGGCTGAAATAGATGACATCATAACCCTAGGATATGGAGCAGGTATCTTTGATGCTAAGGTCCTATCCAAGGGTGAAGACGTAGTTAATCATAACAAGCGTAAGACTGATATCTCTTGGATACAGCCCGTAGCAGAGAACCTATGGTTATTCACTCAGGCTGCTAAGTATTTCACCACAGCACCTATAACCATGATGCAAGCCTTCCAGTTCTCTGTGTATCAGAATGGTGGACACTACAGGTGGCATAGAGATATAGGCAATGATAAAAAAGAAAATAGTGTAGTCAATAACAGAGTCTTGGCGGGAGTGTTACAACTCACGAGCCCTAAAGACTACAGTGGGGGACAGCTCAAGATTGATACTGGGGATCATATAACTAAAGTGCATAAGGAATATGGTATGCTCACAGTATTTCCTGCTGGCTGGAGACATAAGGTTGATCCGGTTAAAAAGGGTGTTAGAAGGACCTTAGTTATGTGGGGGTTGAAGTAGTGTTAAATAGGCAGAAACTATTAGAAGCTGAGATGATTAAGCTAGGACTCAAACGATATAGGGATGAGAATGCTAGTGCTCGTAAGGGGAAACATGAAGCCACAACACCTCCAGGGATTCAGTTCATCAGAAAGTCCGTTGCTAAAGTATCACGCAGCATTGAGGATCTTATCTTCAAGTCTAGTAAAGGGGAGCCTCTTAACTACTCAGCTCAAGCACTCGAAAAACTCACAGAACTTGATCCTACTGTACAGGCTTTCCTTGCTCTTAAGGGATGTGTCAATCACTTATCGACACCCGTTAGACTTGTTAAAGTTGCACAAGAGATTGGGGGTTTCATTGAAGACGAGGCTCGTTTTCGCTATTTCCAGAAAACTAATCCAGCCTTGTTTGGTACAATAGTCAGAGACCTATCTAAGAGAACTACTAACTACAGGAAACAAAAGAGGGTCCTAGTACACTCTTCTATGAAGGCTGAAATAGAGTGGGGTAACTGGTCCACTACCATCAAGGTAGAACTTGGGCAGCTACTAATAGACCTTATAGCTCAGACTACCCTGATCTTTGAGATCAAGAAGTATACCTCCACCAAACAGGAGAGAAGGACCACCTTCATGCTTGAAGCTACTCAGAAGTCCTTAGAGTGGATTGATGGTAAGAACAGTGTCTGTGAGTTACTCAATCCTGTTAAGATGCCGTGCATCATCTCACCTAGAATGTGGACCAATATCTATGATGGTGGATATTACGTCTATACTAAGATGCACTTAATTAAGACTAATGATGTAGCCTATAAACGACAGCTAGAGAGTACAAACCTATCAGAGCTCCTAGCAGCTGTTAATGCCGTTCAAGAAACAGCATGGACTATAAATAAAGAAGTGTTTAGTGTAATGGATTACTTATTCACCAACCAGATACACTGTAATGTGATACCTGAGTTTGAAGAAAGGACAATGCCTAGACCATATCCGAAAGAAGGAACAGTAGATGAGCAAATTGAATGGAAACGAGAAGCAACCTTCATGCATGGAGACAATGTTAGAAGAAAGACCAAGCGAATACAGTTCGCACAACTTATGTGGATGGCAAGAAAGTTTAAGGATGAAGTCAGATTCTACTTTCCTCACACCATTGATTTCAGAGGAAGACTATATGCTAATACTGCGTTCCTCAATCCTCAGGGGGAGGATAGTGCAAGAGGCTTACTTAAGTTTGCAGAAAAGAAGAAGCTTGGGGATACCGGACTAGCATGGCTTGCGATACATGGAGCTAACTGCTTTGGTGAAGACAAACTGTCATTAGAAGATAGGTATGAATGGACTATACATAACGAGAAGTCTATCAGGCAGTGTGGAAGTGATCCTAAAGCATGGCCCTGGTGGATGGAAGCTGATAAGCCTTGGCAGTTTCTTAGTTTCTGTATTGAGTGGACTAAAGCTAACAACAACCCAGAATTTATCTCCTCTATCCCTGTGACAGTAGATGGAAGTTGCAACGGTCTCCAGCACTTTGCTGGTATGCTAAGGGATGGGAACGGAGGGAAATCCGTCAATCTTTTACCTAATGATGTACCAGCAGACATCTACGATATCGTTAGGCAGGAGGTAGTCAAAAGAATAGAGCTGGATGATAGTGAGGGTAGTGACCTATGGAACAATGGTAAGGACGTAAATAGATCTATGGTTAAACGTCCTGTTATGACTACACCTTATGGCTCTACTCTATATGGCATGCGGGAACAGATCTATGAGGAACTTAAGAAGCAGATGGACAAGGGAATTAAGTTCAAGAACATGGATACGAATAACAGTCTTTGGCCCCACTGTAAGTACTTGGCATATCATATCTATGAGGGCATACGCACTACAGTCAGCTCTGCTCAGGAGATCATGACTTGGCTACAAAGTATAGCTAAGATACTGGCTAAAGAAAACAAGTGTCTGTATTGGACTACACCCATAGGACTATTAGTCAAGCAGAAGTACATGAAGTCTACGGTCAAAGAGATTAGGACAGTTATAAATGGAAAGGCTGCCTCTTTATTTTCTAATGCATTTGATGGAGACAAACTTAATAAGGAGAGACAGAGTAATGGGATTGCCCCTAACTTTGTTCATAGCTATGATGCAAGTCATTTAATGTTTACAATATTAGGAGCTAAGAGACGGCATGGTATCGAGAGCTTTGCGGTGGTTCATGATTCGTTTGGCACTCATGCTTGCGACATGGAGATACTATCTAAAGTTATTAGACAAGAGTTTGTCAAAATATATTCAGAGGATGTTTTACATAATTTCAAAGCTGAGGTTCAGAAGATGACAGATATCGAGTTGCCTCCTGTCCCTAAATATGGTGAACTGAAGATAGAGGAGGTAATGAATAGTGAGTTCTTTTTCAGCTAACGCTGATGTAGTAAAAGTATCACAGGGTATGATCAAGATGATGGAGGTCTTAGAGCACTTTTCTAAGCCTGAGAAGTATGCAATTGTTTCTGCTGTATTCAATTGTATGTACAATAACAAGTTTCATGGTAAGAAGACAGTTACAGATTTGATGGGAGCAGCAGATAGCATGCGTAGTGAATGTAAGAGATTGAAAATACCCGAATTCGGGGGAGCAGAACAATTCATTCAAGGAGAACTATAGATGGCTACAAAAGAAAAGAAACAGATCAGAGTTATCGGACCTAAAGCAGCAAGCTGGCCTTGGATCAACATTCCAGAAACACAACAGAATGGTAGTACTGCTTGGACAATCAAAGTTGTTGTAGAGAAAGAAGAGGCAGAGAAGTACCGTGCTCTTGCTAAACAATATGGGGATGGTATGATTCCGATTAGTAAAGAGAAAGAGAATAAGGTAGAGACGGGTAAGTTTGTAATTAAGTTTAAGCGTAACTGTAATAAGAAAGATGGTGGGGCCATGTCTCCCCCTGGTTTGGAACGGTTCAATGATGGTAATTGGGAAAAGATTGCACATGATCAAGTTAAGTTAGGTGGTGGTTCAGAAGTTAGTATTGCTTTTAGTCCTTATGCTTGGACAGCTTCCGGTAATACGGGTGTTTCATTTTGGTTAGAGAAAGTACGGATACATAAGTTGGTAGAGTTCCAGACTAAAGAAGATGCTATTGAGTGGGGTGATTGTCCTGATGGTGTTCCTTTTGAAATGGCTAAGGTAGCAGAGCCAAAGGATGATGACTGGGATAGTACGGATGAAGATTTCTAGGTCTGTCATGCGTAGAGGTATGACACAGGGGTATAGGAGTGGTTTGGAGAAATCCATAGGGGAGCAATTGGCTTCCTCAAACGTCACCTATGCTTATGAGTGTGAGAGGATTCCCTACGTTACTAAGGGCCACACCTATACTCCTGATTTCAAAATTGGCAATGTTTATATCGAAACCAAAGGCTACTTCCTCCCTAAGGACAGGACTAAACATCTTCTTCTTAGGGAGCAGTACCCTGATATGGACTTAAGATTTGTCTTCACTAACCCACAGCAAAAACTATATAAGGGAGCTAAGACGACTTATGCAGACTGGTGTACAAAACATGGATTTAGCTTTTCCAAGAGAAGCATACCTGACAGTTGGATCAGAGAGTTTATGCATAAGGCATGAGCCCTGCCCTACATGCGGTTCACAGGATAACTTAGCGAGGTATGATGATGGACATGCTTTCTGTTTTAGTAATGACTGTAATCATTATGAGCATAGTGATAGTAGCCCTACTAGCAGTAATTCGCACAGACCACAAAAGAATAAAACTGATTTCACTCCAATTGGAGGAGACTTCAAAGAACTACCAAAGAGAAAAATATCGGAATCTACGTGCAGGAAGTATGGCTACAAGATAGGGAAATATAAAGGACAATCAGCACAACTAGCTCCCTTTATTCAGGACGGGGAGATAGTAGGTCAAAAGGTAAGACTTAAAGATAAAGACTTTAGAGTTATAGGTGACTGTACTGGACTATGGGGTAAACACCTATGGTCCACAGGTAAGAAAATAGTAATAACAGAAGGAGAAATAGATGCACTCAGTGTTGCAGAGGCTCAAAATTGTAAGTGGCCTACGGTGTCAATACCAAACGGTGTTAACAGTGCTAAGAAGGCTATTAGTAAGGACCTTGAGTGGCTTCTTGGGTTTGATGAGATCATCATTATGTTTGACATGGATTCTCAAGGTCAGAAAGCAGCTACACAAGTTTCAGAACTCTTCCCACCAGGCAGATGCAAAATTGCTAGACTGGGAGAGAAGGATGCCAACCTCGTACTCACGCAAGTTGGAGGATCGGACTTAGTAGATGCTATCTGGAGAGCCAAGGTATATAGACCAGATGGTATTATTGCTGGAGAAGATACATGGGACTTGGTTAATGCTGACATTAGTAATAGTGAACACCTTTATCCTTGGGAGGAATTAAATGAACGTACACTTGGAGCCAGAAGAGGTGAAATTGTTACTTTCTGTGCTGGCACGGGAGCAGGAAAGAGTACGACAGTTAAGGAAATTGCCTCATACTTTCTATCTAAAGGAGAGACACTTGGATATATTGCACTTGAGGAAAGTGTTAGACAAGCTGCTATTGACTTTATGAGCATTACAGCAAACAAGATGCTACACTTGGAGAAAGATTTAGATGAAAAATATCGTAGGGAATTGTGGGAAGAGGTTTTTGCTGACAACCGCCTTTATCTTTACGACCATTGGGGCAGTGTTGATGTTGCTGTTCTTGCAAACAGAATACGCTACTTGGTACGCAGCTGTAATGTTGGTTGGGTGGTTCTTGATCATCTCAGTATTATGGTATCAGGTGTTGAAGGAGGAGATGAGAGGAGACTCATAGATAACATTATGACTACCTTGCGTCAACTTGTAGAAGAACTTAATATTGGCATGTTCATTGTCTCTCACCTAAAGAGACCTCAACAAGGAAAGGGACACGAAGATGGTAAACAAGTCACTCTCTCAGATCTTAGAGGGTCAGGAAGCATTGCTCAACTCAGCGATTTCGTCATTGGACTTGAACGAGACCAACAGTCGGACGGTGAGACCAACATTAGAGTACTTAAGGCAAGATATAAGGGCTCATCTACAGGACTTGCAGGGAGTCTCTTCTATGACACAACTACGGGGAGACTCAAAGAATGTAGAACAAGCTCTGTGGGATCGGATAGATCAGCTGGACAAGAGGATTTCTAAATTGGAGCCTTCTCGCAGCATCTTTAATGAGGAGCCAAAACTATGAGTCTTGATATCATATTTGATTTAGAGACAGACGGACTACTCGATGATGTCACTAAGATTCACTGTATAGGCATGACAGTAGATGGGGCTCAGGCAGGACAGGTGTTTGCCAATGTGGAGCCCTATGACTGTCTTGAGGAGGGACTGGAGATTATGTCCAGTGCTAAGAGTCTGACAGGACACAACATCATTGGCTATGACCTACCAGTACTCAAGAAGTTACTGGGATGGACTCCAAGTAAGAATACGGAGATCATAGATACCCTAGTACTCTCTAGGCTCTGCCATACTAATTTGTATGAGGTGGATGCTAAAGAGAAAAAGATTGAACCTAAGCTTTGGGGGAGGCATTCCCTAGAGTCTTGGGGAGAACGTATAGGCATTCAAAAAGCTAAGTTAGGTGAAGGTGAGGAAAATGTATGGGATACTTTTACACCACAGATGGCTGATTACTGTGTACAAGATGTGTCAGTTACGGCACACCTAAAGTGTCACTTTGAGGCTTTAGAGTATAGTGAAGAGGCTATTAAACTTGAACACGAATTTGCTACAATAATCCAGAGACAGGTAGAGTATGGATTTAACTTTGATGTCAAGAAAGGACAAGAACTATATGTTAGCTTACTTAAACGTCAAGAAACTTTGGGTAGATCGTTACGGGAGCAATTTGGCTCTAGGTATGTATCTGATGGAGAGTTTACGCCTAAGAAAGATAACACTAAAAGAGGCTACACAGCTGGTGGATCACTTACAAAAATCAAAAGGATTGAGTTCAACCCTAATTCTAGGGACCACATTGCGTGGGAACTTAAAAATAAGTATAGCTGGACTCCTAAAGAGTTTACTCCAAACGGTAAACCCAAGATTGACGAAGGAGTTCTAGGAAAACTACAGCTCCCCAACACAGGAGCCCTTAAAGAGCACTTCCTGATTTCTAAACGTATCTCACAATTAGCGGAGGGTAATAATGCTTGGCTTAAATTGGAACGAGGTGGAAGAATCTATGGTTCAGTTAATACTAATGGAGCAGTTACTGGGCGTTGTACTCATAGGAATCCTAATGTTGCCCAAGTTCCTGCCTCCTACAGCCCGTATGGTACTGAGTGTCGTAGGTTGTTTACAAGTGGTAAAGGTATGGTACTGGTTGGCAGTGACGCTGATGGTCTCGAACTAAGATGTTTAGCAGGTTATTTAAAAAGATATGATGGAGGGAAATATGCCGAAGCAGCTGTTCATGGCACAAAGCAGGAAGGAACAGATATTCATACACTCAATCAAAGAACGCTTGGAATCGAGTCAAGAGATATTGCAAAGACTTTTTTCTATGCATTCATTTACGGAGCTGGAGATAGTAAACTTGGTGCTATTCTTGGAGGTGGAGCTGCACGAGGCAAACAGGCTAGAGTTAAATTTCTGGATGGAGTCACTGGACTTATGGATCTTACCACTAGGGTTAAGCAAGTCTTCAGGAGACGTGGGCATCTCATTGGTCTTGACGGACGGAGACTCCACATCCGTAGTGAACACTCTGCTTTAAATTCTTTACTTCAATCTGCTGGTGCAGTACTAATGAAGAAAGCTTTAACTCAGCTAGATAAGAACTTACAGTTAGTTGGATTCGATCCTGGCGTTGACTATGAGTTTGTAGCAAACATTCATGATGAGTTTCAGATCGAATGCAAGGAGAAACATGCAAGAACCATCGCAACGTACTCAGTTGGGGCTTTCCCCTCAGCTGGAGAGTACTACGAGTTTGGATGCACAATTACTGGCACGAGTCAGACAGGATCTGATTGGTCACTTACACATTAAGACTGCTGATGAATTTATTAGAGTCATGCAGATTCTTGTTAGGAACTTAAACAAGAACAATCCACATAGTTCCAAAGACAACAGACGGGAATACTTTGGACATTATCTTAGTGTTCAGTCATTTGTTTTAGCTTGGTCTAGGAAATTAACTTGTGAACATTGTAGCAGCGAGAACCTCCAAAGATCATTACATTTTCACCATGTTGATCCTAAGACTAAATCTTTAGACGTTGGAGGAACACAACATGCTTTCCCTAGAAGATTACGAGAGTCACTTAAGTGCCTTTACCTCTGTGAGGATTGTCACTATCAAGAACATATAAAATTAGGAAACTTTAATGACTACTTCAACTTTATTAGTAGACGGGGACGTAATACTTTACAAAGTTTGTTGGGCGGTACAGAAGGAAGTTGAGTGGGAAAACAATGAGCTCACTTCTTATAGTGACATGAAAGAACTCAAAGAAACCTTTGAGGCAGACCTGAAGAACTTATTAGATAAAGCAGGATGTGATAAGTATATTATCTGTTTAAGTGATCATGAAAATAATTTTAGAAAGAAAATTTACAGCCTTTATAAGGCAAATCGCAAGAGCGTAAGAAAGCCCCTAGGATATAAAAAATTAGAGGAGTATGTAATTATTAACCATTGTTGTAGGGCTTACGACACACTGGAGGCTGACGATGTGATAGGTATAGAGATGACTCGTCTACCTATGCATGGACGCAGAGTGTCTGCTAGTATTGATAAGGATATGTTGACAATTCCTGGTGAACATTATAATATGGATAGTGGAACCTGTATTACTGTATCTGAGACACAAGCAGACTACAACTTCTACACTCAGGTACTAACAGGTGACACAGTGGATAACTATAAGGGATGTCCCGGTGTTGGTCCAAAGAAAGCTGCTGATATCTTTAGTCAGACTACGAATGGACAGACTTGGTGGGATTGTATAGCTACAGCCTTTGAGAAAGCAGGTTTAACAGAGGAGCATGCTTTACAACAAGCTAGGATGGCCCGTATACTAAGAGCTGAAGATTATAAACTGAATGAACAGGAGGTCATACTATGGGAGCCGTCAAACAATTGATGTACTGTGATGAATGTGGTAACACCGATGATGATCACAGGGTAGAGTGTAAGAGTCAGGAGTTAAACGATCAATGGATGGGTGGGAGTACTGATATCCGTCCCTCCTATTATGCTAAGTATAAGATAGACCCTTGGACATTCTGTATTGAGAACAAGGTAGACTTGGCAACGGGTAGTGTTATTAAATATGTAATGAGACATCAAGATAAGAATGGTGTTGAAGATATTAACAAGGCTATCAAATGCTTAGAGATGATCAGGGAGTACTACTATGAGAAGAGTTGAGAATTTTATGAAGGACTGTGACCAACCTATAGACAGTGAGTTTAACTCTGAGTTATTTAACTTCAGGATGAAGCTTATAGCTGAAGAGTTTATGGAGTTGGCTCAGGCTGGTGAGTCATTGACTCTATCTACTATTGATAGTAAAGAAGAGTTACTAATTAGACAGGAAGATTTCCTTAAAGAAATGAGTGACTGTATTTATGTTATCTATGGCATGGCAGTGACTTTTGGTTGGGACTTGGAAGAAGCTTTCAATAGAGTACACCAGAGCAACATGACTAAGCTCCCCTACACTAAGCTAGATGACGGTAAGGTACAGAAGGGTCCTAATTATGAACCACCTACCTTGGAGGGACTAATCAATTGACTTCAGTTAGAGCTCAAGTAATAACTAGACGTACCTACAACAGACCTACAGAGACAGGGTATGAGACGTGGGAGGAGACAGTTGATAGAGTTATCCGTCACCAAGGATGGCTATGGGATAGAGCTTTAGGTAAGCCTAACCCTGAGGGTGTGTACTATCAGGCTGTGTGTGCAGAGCTAGAAGAACTACGTCAGCTTATGTTAGACCGTAAGGTAATGGTATCAGGTAGAACACTGTGGTTAGGAGGAACTGATGTAGCTAAGAAGAGAGAAGCTAGTCAGTTTAATTGTGCTCATCTTAAAGTGGAGACTATCCATGACGTTGTTGACTCTCTGTGGCTATTGTTACAAGGTTGTGGAGTTGGGTTTACGCCAGTTGTGGGAACACTTAGTGGGTTTACGTCACCCATTACCACCATTGAAATCCTACGAAGTAAACGTACAAAGAAAGGTGGACATGAAGGAAACAAAGAGTCTACGAATAATGGGACTTGGAATATTACAGTTGGAGACTCCGCTGAAGCATGGGCAAAGTGTATCGGTAAGATTCTGGCATACAAAGGGAAAGCTACAAAGCTCGTACTCGATTTCACACAACTACGACCCGCAGGTCAACGTCTCGCAGGATATGGATGGATATCCAGTGGGGATGGGCCACTTGCCAAAGCACTGTCAGCTATCGTTCATATTCTGAACAAGAAATCTGGAGAGTTGTTAAGTAAGATGGACATCTTGGATGTGATGAACTGGTTGGGTACTGTGCTATCTTCTCGTAGATCAGCGGAGATTGCATTGGTGTATCATGACACTCCAGAGTGGGAAGAGTTTGCAAGAGCTAAGGAGGACCTATCAGTACTACCTCACCGTGCTCAATCTAATAACAGTGTAGTCTTTTGGAAGGAACCAAGTGACGATCAACTTGAACAACTATTCAGGATCATATCTGAGTCGGGAGGATCAGAACCAGGAATTATCAACGGAGAAGAAGCTAGGCGTAGAGCACCGTGGTTCTCAGGAGTCAATCCCTGTGCAGAAATACTCCTTGGAAATAAATCTTTCTGTAACCTATCCGAAGTCGACCTCAGTAAGTTTAGAGACGATAGCGGAGGACTTGAACGAGCAATTTACCTCATTGCAAGAGCGAACTATAGGCAAACACTCGTTAACCTCGATGACGGGATACTACAAAGAACATGGCATGAGAATAATGAAAATCTCAGACTCTGTGGGGTGGGTCTTACGGGGATCGCAACTCGTGCCGACCTCTTTGAATACAACTATAAGCGTCTAAAGAATACAGCAGTACATGCAGCATACTCAATGGCTGATGAGTTAGGTACTCAACGTCCTAAGAATGTGACTACTATCAAACCTAGTGGTACTTTGAGTAAGATCATGGACACTACGGAGGGTTGTCATAAACCAGCAGGGAAGTACATATTTAATAATGTTAACTTTAGTGTTAATGATCCCTTGTTACCTAAACTACGAGAGGCAGGATACCATGTTGTTACTAATCCTATTGATGACAATAATGCACTCGTTACATTCCCAGTGAACTGGGAGAACATAAGGTTTGATAAAGAAGGAGAGTTATATGTTAACAACGAGACGGCTCTTGAACAGTTGGCAAGGTACAAGTTACTCATGGGTTCTTACGTTGAACAGAACTGCTCGATTACAGTTTCTTATAAAGAGGATGAAGTCCCTGCTATTAGAGATTGGCTTAAGACTAATTGGTCTAGCTACGTTGGTGTTAGCTTTCTTCCCGTTACTAATAGTACCTATGAATACCTCCCACAAGAAGTAGTAACAGAGCAGAGGTATAAAGAGTATGTAGCACAGCTCACAGAAGTAGACTTTGGTGGTACTGATTCAGCTTTAGAGATGCAGAATGATGAGTGTGAGTCAGGTGTATGTCCTGTAAAGTAAGAGTTATTTATTCTTAATAATTATTTCGACCCTTAAGGAGACGTTTTATGATAATTACAGGTCAGCTACTAAATGAACTAGAAACCATCTTCAGTCTTGATCGAGTTATGCATTCTAATAATTGGGATGAGACTAACAGGATAATGGGACAAGTTGATGTGGTAAATTGGATTAAAGATAAGCAAGAAGAACTAAATAAAGAAGCAATTACTGGTGGGGATAGTAAAATCTCAATCAAACATGAATAGATAACAAGGAGGATAGGGGAATGATAGGGTTACTCACTACTATTTTAATGTGTGGAGGAGCACCCAGTATTCCCCCTCCCCCTCCTCCTCCCCCACCGCCTCCACCTCCCCCACCACCCCCAAGTCCTCCAGCCCCGATTGCGTCTGTGGCAAGTGTTGCTAAAACACCAACAGATAAAGCTAAGTCTTCTGCTAAAACTAGGACTGCTCGTAGGTCTACTGGTAAAGCACGGTTTAGAACAGGTGGTAATAGTGGTCCAAC